GGGATAAAGAACTTGCGGACGATCTGGAACCGATCATGCGCGAGATCGCGGCGAATCACGGCAAAGAGATGGCCGAAGCGCTCGGAACGGACTTCTCCGTCGAGGATATCGTTAATTACATCAGGAAGGCCGCTGAGAGCCACGCAAAGGTGATCAATGAGAAAACCTTAGAGAAGCTTCAGAAAGCCTTAGAGAGGGCGCAGGAGGCCGAAGAAGAGGCACCGGAAGAAGAACCGGAAGAATCGCCTGCGGAGCATGAATTCGGCCAGCGCATGGGGCCGGAAGCAATCGGCTTGGGCTTGATCGTGACTAAGTGGCTCAGCTGGTGGGGAACCCGCGAAGCATACGAGCAGGGTAAGCGCCAGGGATCGAAAAAGCAGGTTCTGAAACGGTGGCGCACCGGCCCGAACGCGCGGCCCACACATGCGGCGATGGACGGCCAGACGGTGGACATCGAGGAGAAGTTCTCGAACGGCGCTTATTGGCCGGGAGACGATAATCTGGAACCGGAAGAGTCCTGCAGATGTAATTGCTCCACGGACATAATAATCATTCGGTAAAGGAGGCACAAAGATGGAATACAAAACAGTTTCATTCAAGACTGCTGATGATTTTGGGAAAATCTCCGGGTACTTCAGCACATATGATGAAGTAGCTGATAGTTACGGCGATATCGTCGCGCCGGGAGCGTTCACGGATACGATCAAGGCCCGGGAGGCAACCGGACATCCTTTCCCGCTGTGTTTCAATCACAACATGGACGCTGTGATCGGAACCGTTGACAGCATCGAAGACACCGAAAAAGGCCCACTGATCACAGCGAGCTTTTTTAATACCCAAAAAGCCCAGGAAGTCCGCGAGATGGTCAAATCCGGCGCGGTGTTCCAGTTCTCTTTTGCCTACGATGTGCGCGAAGCTGAAGCGCCGACCGAAGAGCAGAAAGCAAAGGGCATTGTTCGGGTACTGACCAAGATGGATCTGTATGAGGTCAGTGTGGTGGTTGTTCCGGCGAACCAGAATGCCGTGGTGACCGACATCAAAACCGGACGGCGCAACAGCAAGAAGGACGCAGATGCGATCAGACAGGCTATTACGCTCCTACAGAGCGTTTTAGACGCAGAGGAAGACCAGAACGGAGAGGACGAGCAGAAGGCCAACCCGGCGGGGGAGGAGCCGAAAGCGAGCAATCCGGAAAGGGACGAACTGCTGGGATATATCAAATCCATTTGGAAAGGAGAAGAGAAAGATGAGTCTCAAGACTGAATTGGTTGAACTGAAAGAGAAGCTCGCCGGTCTCAAGGATCGGATTGAAGCGAACGATCAGGAAGCCATCGATGAAGGTGTGCAGCTCAAAGCTGACATCGAAGCCAAAACCGCCGAGATCGAGACGGCGGAGAAGAAAGCCGGTCTGCTGAATCTGATCGGCAAGAAAGAGGAGGAAAATCCGATGGAAGAAAAGAAAATTGCCCGTTCCCTGGGCGAAAATTTTGTGGAAGCCGTAAAGACGGCGAATCCCGGGAAGCGGTTCGATGTTTCCGCTCCGGCGTTCATCAAGGCCGCGACTGACATCCAGACCAGCCCCGCCGGCGCGGTCGATTTCGCGACTACCTTTGACCGGAATGTCGTGACCGGCGCTCGCGTCCCGCTGGTCATCCGTGACCTGTTCGCTTCCGAGCAGATCGCTGGCAGCACGCTGGTGTATCTGGTTGAGGGCGCGATGGAAGGCGCTCCCGCTGTCACCGCTGAGGGCAATGCGAAGCCTCAGGTGCATTTCGCGGATCCCACTCCCAAGACGGTCAGCCTCAAGAAGATCGCCTGCCATATCAAGGAATCCGATGAGTATATCAATGATTATGCTTTCCTGGCCAGCGCGATCAATGGTCGGCTGATGTATCAGCACGGTCTGGTTGTGCAGAACACTTTGGTTACGGATCTGCTCGCCACGACCGGCATCCAGACCGGAAACATTACTGCCGCCGCTACTTATCTGGATGTTGCGGAAGCGATCCTGCAGGCGGCTATGGATGTGCAGGACGGCTCCGGCTTCGCGGCTGACGCCATCGCCATGAACCCCGCTGACTGGTTCCAGCTCCGCACTCTGAAGCTGACCACCAATGAATACTTCGGCGGTGGCCCCTTCGGCGCTCAGAACGTTCCGAACCTTTGGGGCATCCCGGTGTGCATCACCAACGCGATTGCCGCTAAGAAGTTTGTCATCGGCGCGTTCAAGGCTTGCGGCTCCGTTGTCGGAAACGGCGGCGTGACCGTTGAAGCTGTCAACACGGATCAGGATGACTTCATTAAGAACCTGATGACCATCCGCGCCGAAGAGCGTCTGGCCCTGGCGATCCGTCGGCCCGCCGGCTTTAAGGTGCTGACCAAGGCGACCACCTAATTAAAGATCACGGGGAGGGCAAGCGCTCTCCCCGATCTCATTTGAAAGGCGGTGAAACCATGCTGAAAGATTACCTGTACAACGGAAAACAATTCCAGTTCAACGAGGGCGAACAGCCTGCCGGAGCTGTAGAGGTGAAGGCGGTCGAACCGCCTGAAGCGAAAAAGGCCGAACCCAAAAATAAGGCCGTAAAGCCCGCCAATAAGGCCCGGAAGGCGGCGGTCAAATGATCACGACATGGGGCTATGAGTTGATGGAAAACAGCGCTCTTCCTCCGCTCCTGACCATGGCCGACTATAACGCCTTGACGGCTGGCAAATATTCCGGCGATGTCCGCATCCAGCCAAACCTCGAAGCGGCCTGCGCGGCGATCCGGAATTATTGCGGATGGCATATCTCGCCAGCGCTTCCGTGCAGGTTCGCTGAACGGCTCCTTTATGGGAATGGCCGGATCAAAGCTGTCTATGACAATTTCGTCATTCAGCTCCCCGCGACTTTCGTGTCTGAGATCCTCTCCGTCAAGATCGGCGGTGAGGATTTTTCGGACTATGCGCTGGATCACGGCGGCATCCTGCATCTGTTCTCCGTCCCGATCTGCAAGATCAATAAGCGGACGGAAGTAGTTGTTGAGTATGTGGCCGGGATCGATCCTGGAATGATGGACGCGATCCGGGAGCTTGTCGCGCATCGGATCACTCACGCGCTGGCCAGCTCTGAGGGCATCCAGTCGGAAACGGCGGGCGGTGTGTCAATCACGTATTCGGCAAACTGGACTAATAACGCCAGATCTACGGCGTTGGCCGATGATAACAAAGAGGTGCTCCAGCCGTACCGGCTTGAGGGGGTGTTCTGATGGCGCTCCCATCCTGGGCCAGTCAGACCATTATCAGGCTGAGGGCCAAAACCAAGGAAAGCCGAGGATCGATCATTCCCGACTGGACGAATCCGGAACAGCTTACAATCCGAGGCTGCTCTGTGCAACCTGCCGGAACATCTCTCACGCAGGACGGGCGCATACAGGGCATCACAGATGGATACACCTGTTATGTGCCTCCGGGAGCCGATATTAAGGCGGGAGACCGGATCCGGTTTGAAGGAAGCGATTACACGATCAACGGCGAGCCGCGCATCTGGCAGAGCCCGACAGGCCGAGCGACGCACATGCAGCTCAATCTTGAGCGATGGGAGGGCTGATAGATGGCTACAAAGATGGAAATCGTATGGAATCACCAGGGTTTTGAGGCCATCCTTCAGGCTCCCGGAACTGCAAGCGCGGTTGAATCGGCAATGAAATCCATTCAGAACAGGGCAAACGCAAACAATCACCGAGGCGGCAAAGGATTCGGAGCCGGGAAGCGCATCGGACGGGCCTACGGGAGTAACCGTTGGCTCGGTTTTGTTTATACGCAAGACATCAAAGGCGCGAAAGCTGAATCCGAAGACAAGGCGCTGTCTCGCGCGGTGGGTGGTGGTGGCTGATGGCAGAAATTGAGATCGAACGGTCATACGACATCGAGAATGAAATTCGAAATGTGCTTAGTCCGTATCTGACCTGCTATTGCAGACCACTTCCCGAAAAATTCAAAACTCCGTCCGTCCTGGTCACTCAGACCGGCGGTACGGATCTGGATCATATCGACTCTGTCACGGTGGTTTTGGACTCACGGGCAGAGCATGAGGCGGAGGCATTTGAGACGCTGAGAAATGCGCTCGGGATCCTCCGCAAGGCCGTTAAGGATCAGACAAGCGCTCTCCGGCATCTGGAAGTTATCTCTTCCGGCAGCTGGGGCGCTGATCCGGTACGGCCTGATTTGGCCATGTGCAGCGCGACCGTGCAGGTCGTTGCGCACATGGAAAACACGATAATCTCAACTAAGTTTTGAGGAGGTATACAAAAATGACTAATGCTGTAAATCTCGGCATCGGAAATGCTTCCGGCTATTTCTATCATGCTCCTAAGGGCACCGCTCTTCCGGACAGTCCTTTGGCGGAACTCGCTGAGGCTTGGAAGGAAGTCGGCTATGTGTCCCAGGATGGCATCACCTGGCACAATGGCCGGACTGCTACCCCGCTGAAGGACTGGGCGAACAAGATCCGCCGTCAGCTTCAGGAAGACAGCACCGGCACGGTTGAGGTGCCGATCATCTCCACCACCGGCGAAGTTCTGAAGACTCTCTTCGGCGAGGATCATGTGACCGAGACCGCCGCGACTTCCGCTCATGGCAAGCTCGTGTCCGTGGATGTCGAGGAAGGTGCCGTTTCCAGCGATGAAGCTTTCCTTTTCATCATGAAGGATGGCGATGATGTCCTGATGCTGGGAACCACCAGCGGCCTGATCACGGATGTGGCGGACATCACTTTCGCGCCTGGTGACGCGATCACTTGGAGCGCCACCGTGAGCGCGGACAAGTGGACTTTCATGAAGGATGACGGCCAGAAGACCGCCTAATTAATTCAAAAAAGGAGTGCGAAAACATGGCTGATTTTGTTTTGAAGAGGAACCCCGGATTTAGTTTCAAAATCGAAGGATACCCGGCTGAAGGTGCGGAGAAGGTTTTTACCATCCCCGCACCGGCTCAGCTCGGCTTTGAGGATGTCGAGCGCATCCGCAAGATGCAGGAGACGGAAGATGTCCGTAAGCATGGCGCGGCGGTCAAAAGCTTTCTGCTTTCCTATTGTCCTGATCTGGCAGATGCCATTCAGGGCGAGATGGAATATATGAACATCTTTAACGCCTACGCTGCCGCGACAAGCGGGACTGATGTGGGGGAATCTTCAGCCTCTGCGGATTCGTAACCGAACACCGAGGGGCGGTAGAGCGTGACCTGCTGGTTTCAACGGGTCACAGTCTGGATGATGTCGGGAGCGTCCTGTCGTGGGACGCTCTCGGCTCTTTTTTGCATAATCTCGGCCCGGAGTCGGCAACGGCTCGGGAGCTGGATCCGGAAATGGCTTATTGGTCGTCTCAGACCAAGACCAATGCGATCCTGGCTGACATATTCGATATGTTAGCACAGATCAACGCGAATCTGGTTGCTGTCGGATCACACAAGGCATCGAAGAAGACTAAGCCGTATCCGAGACCGGGCGATAAGGAAAAACGAGACAAGAAACTTGGAAAGAATGCGCTTCCGGCGGCGGAGCTGGATTCCTGGCTGGAGCAGAAGCGCAAAGC